AGCACGTAAAATCTAAGGGCGGTATGCTTGATGTTGGGAAGTTTGATCGTATGGCGTCGAAAATTGAGTCAAGATGAACGGTCACGGCATAGATTCCCCGGCACTGGCCGCGATGAAGGCTTATAATGCGGCAACTAATGAGCATCATTTGAACTTCAGCCAGCTCCTTGATGCGTATTTCTTGAATGGGTACATCGTATCAACGCCGGAATACTTCGTTGCTGCGCGTCCAGTTGACCGATTTGCGCCGATTGAGCAGATCGTTGACCCTTCATATCCTTTCGAGAAAGAGGCTGTAAATGGGTGGTTTATATGTCTCATGGCGGGGGCTCCTCGTATGTGCTGGACATTATACCCGATTGATCTTGAATATGTTGGATATCAGCGGTTCCGCGATGATGAGCGAGTGCGCTGGTTTAAATCGTCAACACTTAGGAGAATCAACACAATGGGCAGCAAACCAAAACAAAAAGATCCACCGCCACCAATCCCACCGCCAACAGCAAACAGTAAGGATGCTGAAGAGGCTCGTCGCCAAGCTCAACGCAATCGCGCCAGTCGCAAAGGGAATCAGCGCACGCTCTTGGCCGGTCAGTCAACAACTCCAGCCGGAAGTACTGGCGGTAAAACTCTACTGGGCTAAATTATGTCAGGTGAAAACGGTGAACAAGAAGTAAGAACCTTCACGAATGTGATGAGTCGAGCTGAGACGTGGAAGACGCTTTGGCAAGATTTGGGGGATTATTTGATGCCTCGAAAGTCTGCGATTCTTGAACGTCGAACGCCTGATGTTGAGGGCTGGACTGATAACATCTATAACAATGATGGCGTTCACGCTAATCGCACCTCAGCGGGTGGAACGTATGATTTCCTCTATACGGGGCAATGGTTCGATTTCAATCCACCTCCTGCGCTGAAGGGCAATGCAAGGGCAAAGCGCTATTACAGCGAATGTGCTGAGGTTGCTCGCTACGATATAGCAAACTCCAATTTCAAGACGACAATCCATGAGAAGCTTTTGGATCGTGGTGCATTTGGAACCGCTCACATCCACCTGGAAGAGGGTAAGCGAAACTTTCTTAGCTTCACTGGTGCCGACGTGGGTTCATTCTTCTGTGAAGAGGATTCAGAGGGACAGATTGAGCGAATTTGGACGATTTACGAGAACATGACTGCTTGTCAGATTGTGGAGGAGTTCACTGATGGGGAGGATTTGAGCAAGCTGCCGGAAACGGTGATGAAGGATTACCGTGATCCTAATCGGATGTATAACAAGCATCCTGTTATCCATAGTGTTCGGCCCCGTATGCCGAAGGAAATGAATGGCACGCTTCTCCCCGAAGATAAACCGATTGCATCAATCTGGACTCACCGGGATAGCAAAACGATCCTGCGCAACAGCGGATACGATGAGACTGGTGATTTTGTGAGCCGATACCTCAAATGGGGCGGCGAAGTTTATGGGTACTGTCCCGGCGTTGAGGTTCTGCCGGTCGTGAAGCAACTCAACTTCATCGAAATGCTTCTTGATGCTCAGGCTGAGATTAAGACCTTCCCTCGTATGCTATGGCCTCATAACATGAGCGGTAACATTCAGATGGGCGCCGGAGGTGTGACCTTCATTGATCCGAATAATGCGGCGTCGAATGATCTGCCTCGCGAGTGGATGACCGGCGGCGATCTTGGTGACATGAGTGTTCGACTCGAAACCAAAAAGCAGGCGGTTGACCGTGCTTATGATGTGGAGCTTTTCAAGGCTCTCGCTGCGCACAACAACAACATGACCGCGACGGAGGTTGTTGAGCGTGTCGCTGAAAAGCTGGTGAACTTCTCGCCTACCTATGGCCGGCTTACCGATGAGTGGAACAATCCAATCCTGCGCAAAGTGTGGGCGATGGAGCTGAAGGCCGGGCGCTTTCCTGATGCACCTCCTGAAGTGGTTCAATTGGACGCTCAAGGGGTTCCAGGTATCGAACATCCGAGCATGGTTTACACTTCAAAAGTGGCGATGGCGCTGAATGCTCTGGAGAATCGAAACTTTGTTGAATACATGCAAATTATGATGCCTGTATTTGAGGCCGCTCCATCAACTGCGGTTGTGATGAATTGGGAAGCGACAGCGCGCAAGATCGGGGATAATCTCGGGTTGCCAGTTGAAATGTTCCAGACTGAAGAGGTTGTTGCGAGTCTTCAGGCTGAGGCGGCTCAAGTTGCCCAAGCGCAACAAGCTGCTGAGGTAGCAAACACAGGGGCGCAAGCTGCTGAAACGATGAGTAGAGTTGATCCGGCGAAGCTTCAGGACATGGCTGAGCAGGCTCAAGGATAGGATTAACCACAAACACAGGGATAAGGATGAATGATGAAAATGAAGGTAAGGTATATTGTGAGGACTGTATTTGCTACAATCCGCACATTAACATAGATGGAGCGGCTTGCTCTAAGACGTTTAAGCATGAGAAATCCGAAGGGGTAGTGACTCGAAGAACTGGAAATATGACCTTCAGGACCTGCAAGTGGGAGCGTTCGGATGCCGGTGAATGCGGCAAAGATGCTAGTAATTTCGAACGGAGGTATGAAGATGGATAATTTAGTGGTAAACAAAGGCACGATGCGCGCATATCAGGACGTGTTCGGGCGTGAAGGGTTCCGAAGCGCAAACCAGGAGATCGTATGGAATCACCTGAAACACACTCTCCATTTAGAGCGGGGGTGTTTCATTGTATCCGTCGAGAATGCTCCTGACTTCAAAGAAAAGAAGATGCTGCCGGTACGTGAGAGCTATGACCCGATTGCGGCGGCTCTGATTGACGGTCGTCGCGCTGCAATGATTATTATCAAGGGGATCGTTGAATCTCCATACACAAACAAGGCCGATGAGGTCTAACCATAAACACAAGGAAAACCAATGACTGATACAAAGAAGCAAGAAGAACGGGTGGCAACGCCTGAGCGTCCAGTTTGGGCGGTAGATGAAGCAAGCAGCATCATCACGCGAAGCACCGGCGAGACTAATCCACTGGAGAAGATTGCCAAGTATGACCGAAAGAGCGGAATCGTTGAGATTCTCCCGGGAATGTCTGGAATGCGACTCACGACTATTAACTTTATGAAAGCGAGTGATCATCATTATTCGTCAATCGGCAAGATCGGACTTGTCGAGATTGTACCGTCAGAGGCTCCACCCAAACCACCCAAGTCGCGCAGACTCGGGGAGAAGCAAACTGAGCGAGTCAAGTGGATGGCGAAATACATGCCGGAAACATTCCTTGTAATGTGGGGTGTTGAGCAAATGCAAGTCCGTACAGGATTCCGCAAGGAGTCTCGCATAGGCGTTCGCGAAGACAGCGGCGATCGATATAATTATGTCGAGGACGTTCCAGAATATGAGAATGTTCAGGGTTTTGATTTTAGCGTTCCGGCGCTTATATCTGGAGAGCAGAGGCTAATTGCTTCCGCTAAAACGTGCCTTACTCATGCTGCTGCCGAGGCTGATGTGTCGGGAGATTATGACGATTCGCTTGATCAGGTCGGAGGATCTGACGATTAACCCATAAACACAGAAAGGAATCATACTTATGAAATTCAAAAGACATTTAATGGGCGTTCTGCGCGATGGTGAACCTGATGGCGGTGGCGGCGGTGGCGGTGGCAATCTTCTTGATGGCGGTTCTCCTCCTGATGGTGGCGGTTCTCCTCCTCCTGGTGATCCTCCTGGCGGTGGTGGTGATCCTCCTGCCTTCTCGATGGGAATGTATGATGGTGATGGCAACCTGACGGAAGCCTTCTCAAACAGCGTTCACGAAGACTATAAGGGGGTGGTGAAGCACGCGGCTAAATACAAGTCCGAAGCTGATTTCATCAAAGGCACATCCTCACTGCTGACTATGGCGAAGCGTGGCGAAGTCGGCCCGCTCGCTGATGATGCTCCTGAGCATGTAAAAGCTGAACACCTGAACATGATCCGCAAAGCAACCGGTGTACCTGATACTGCGGCTGATTATGCGATTGCATTGCCCGAAGGATTCGACGAATCCACCCTCGATAAAGAGGTGATGGATGGATTCAAGAAGGCTGCGCACGATAACAACATGACGCCGGCGGCTGCTAATGAAATGTTTGCGATGGCGATGGCTCGCGAGGCTGCGATCCACCAAAGCTATCAGGACAAGGATGCGGTCGATCTGGTTGAAGGTGGTCAAGTGCTTGCCAAGCTGTGGGGTGATGATGCTCCTCGAAATATCGCCAAGGCAACTGCGGCTATCAAGCTGGTCGATGCTGATCTTGATATGAGCGATCCGGCATTCAAGCATCCCACTGCTGTGCGCCTGGCTCACAAGCTGGCTGAGTTGACCGGCGATGACTCTGGCGTGAATGCCGGGAGTCAAGGGCAGGGCGGCAACAACTTCCGCGAACAATCAAAAGATATTGTGGGCAATGTAAATAATCCTTGGCACGCTGCTTATCACAATGCGCAAGATCCGAAGCATGATGCAGCGGTTAAGGAGAAAACTCGCCTGACGAAACTTGCGCTCCAGCATGGTCAGAAGTAGATTGTAATTCATCGGCTAGGGGTAGCCGAATTGGAGTAAGGGGGAGCGTCGTGAGGTAACAGACTCACGACGCTTTTTTGTGGGTTGACATGCGGGATAATTGTGAAAGCTTCACGTTCAAGCATCGTAGAGCAGTCCGGTAGCTCGTCAGGCTCATAACCTGAAGGTCGGGGGTTCAAATCCCTCCGTTGCTCCCATTTCCTAAAGCCCGGCCAAGGCCGGGCTTTTTTGTGGATTGACAGCGAGGCGCTACGGCCCCAAGGTGCTGCTTGAAAGTATCGCTGATACAGACACCTCCTCCCGGAGCATGTTGAACGCCACTTGACCCGCAGAGGCAAAGGCAGTCATTTGACTACACCCGGAAACCGAAGCAATTCTTAACAAAATTGTAATTCAACCAAGGAGGAAATATGCTTACGCAATTACCAGACCACTTCCAGACCGATTTCGGTGACAACTGGGAGCATTTAGTTCAACAGAGCGATTCACGGCTCAAGTCAAAAGTGAACATGAAGCCCATCAACGGCAAAGAGCTGACATTCAGTCAACTCGGCAAAGGCAAGATGCGCATGATTACCACCCGGAACGGAAAAACCGTTCCATCTGATAGCCCAATGGCTAAAGGCTGGGTGCGGCTCGTCGGTTACGACGAAGTGACTTACATCGACGAGTTCGATGATGTATCTCTTGGCGATCTTCCGGCCCCTGAGTCGGAGCACGTTCAACAGCACGCTTTTGCTGCGAACCGCACATGTGATGAGGTCATCATTGCCGCGCTCGAAGGCACTCGATACATCGGCGAACAGGGAACAACTCCCGTATCGGTTCCGGTCGGTCAACAGGTAGCAGTAGACTACGTGAAATCGGGCAGCACCGCAAACAGTGGTCTCACGCTCGCAAAACTCTTGCGCACTAAGTTCATTCTTGATGCAAACGAGGTTGAGGACGCTGAACGCTACTTCGTCATTTCTGCAAAGCAGCTCTATGATCTGCTCAATGATGTGGATCAGGTTTCTAATGCCGACTATGCGAGTGTTAAGGCGCTTGTTGAGGGCAATGTGAACCGCTTCGCCGGCTTCGAGTTTGTACGCACTGAGCTGCTTACTCTCGACGCTGACACAAGTGTTCGCACTTGCATCGCGTATCAGAAAAAGGGTCTCACGCTCTGCATGGGCAAGGAAAAGAAAGTTAAGATCAGCATTCGTGATGATCTTAATGAGACAGTCCAAGTCCGTACAGTGGTTCAACTCGGCGCATCACGCACCGAAGAAGAGCGCGTGGTTCTCGTGTTCTGCGACGAACTTCTGTAATCGTTAATTCAACCGAGAGGAGATTAAATTATGACAACGACAAATTCTGACATTGCTGCAAAGCAACTCAACCCAACAATGGGCAACCGAAACCATCCAGTGAAGGAATTGGGTGGCGTGTTCGTGACTCAACCGGTTTATACCGTTCTAGGCACCGAAGCGGAAGACGATCTTATCTTCCTCTGCAACATTCCAAACGGAACAAAGGTTCTCGAAGACCTTTCGAACGTGGCGAATGATGGCGTCGGTGGCACAAGCGCAATTATCAGCATCGGCACTGCCGGTAATCCTGACAAATACGCTTCAGCTCTCGATATTACTGCCGCCGGGCGCGATGCGTTCGGTGTGAGTGGTGATGACGAGGTTTCCAGTGATCCGATCTCTGTGGAGGCTGAGCGTGGTGTTTACATCAAGCTTACGACTCTTACGGCTTCGATGACTGCCGGTAAGCTGATCAAAGTGAATCTGTATCTCGCTGCAAACAGCTAGATCAAGAATCTACTTCTAAAGTAGTCCCTGTGTTTGGGGTAGGCGCATTCTGGTTCTCATCGCCGGGATGCGCCTTTTTTTTGATGAGAGGAGAATTTGAACCATGCCAAGCAAGACAGACATTGCCAATTTCGCGCTAGATAAACTGACGCAACCGCCAATCGATAGCATTGAGGGTGACAGCTCGAAGGCTGAGCGCATCGCAAGCCGGCACTTTAATCAGGTGGTTCGTGAGATCGGGGCTCGAATCCCTTGGAACGTGCTCACCAAATACGCGGATCTCGTGCAGTCCGGTACACCTCCTTTCAAATGGGGCTATTCTTATGCGCTCCCGGCTAACTTCATTCGCGTGAATCGGTTCAATCAATACCGCATCGACATCCAGGTTAATGAGCACTTCACGACAGATGCTAAATTTCTCTATACGGATTCGGATACTGCCCAAGTCGAATATAACGAATTTACCGACAACACAGGACTCTTTGATCCGTTGCTAGTTGACGCCGTG